AAAATAACCGCATATTTATTATAAAAAGAAATTAATAATAAAAGTTTAAAAAAATAAATTAAATGGCATCAACAGACAGAATTTTTGTAAGTCCAGGTGTATTCACATCAGAAAAGGACTTAACATTCGTAACGAGACAAGTCGGTGTTACTACGTTAGGTTTATTGGGTGAGACCCCTAAAGGACCAGCGTTTGAACCAGTATTTATCTCAAACTACGATGAGTTTATTAGTTACTTTGGTGGATTAAACACAGAGAAGTTTAAAGGAACGGGATACCAAAAGTACGAACTAAACTATATCGCCAAATCATTTTTAACTCAAACCAATCAACTATATGTGAGTAGAATTTTGGGTTATTCGGGGTATAAAGCGGGTGATGCATGGGCAATCACATTAGACTCCGCAGAAGATCCTGATACAGTAGGGAGTGCATCTACAGTTACAACTGACCCCTTATTAACATACACTGCAGAAACTACTGGAGCTCCAGTTGCATTAGATTGGAACAACGACAATTTAGAGGCATTATATAATGATGGGCAATTTTCATTATCAACATTAGGACTATTAGACGTAGGACAAGTTATTTCTGAGTCCGATCCAATATATGTTAAAACAAATTGTGACTTTAGTGGGGCAACTTTCGATATGGAAGTAGCTACAACAGGAACAAGTGGAAGTTTTGTAACTGGTACTACAAGTGGTACGGTTGTAAGTTATACCGCAACTTGTTTAACAGATATTGATGGTAGTGTTATCGCAACATTGAGATCGAGAGGTGCGTATGACGCAAATGAAAATTTAGTTTTCGAAGTTACTGGTAATTCAGCGACAATGAGTAATACTACAAATATTACTAGTGACGCATTGGAATCGTTTACTATCGGTGGTACTGCAACAAACGGTAACACATTTAGTTATGATGTTTCTATGGACAGAACTAAAAAGAATTATTTACCTAGAGTATTCGGTTCTTCTACACAAGATAAAGAAACTGAATTATGGGTTGAGGAAATCTATGAAAACGTATTGGTGGACTTAATCGCAAAAGAACAAGTTAGAGGTTTGGACGTTACTTTCAATACTATCGAAACTACTGACACCAATAGAATAGATGATTATCAAGAACAATGGAAATCAGCGGCTTCACCTTGGGTACTTTCAGAATTAATGGGTACAGGAACTGGGGCAACGTTACAAAGACTATTTAGATTCATTACGATATCTGATGGTAACGCAGCGAATGAAGACGTTAAGTTTTCAATCGTTAATATCAGACCTGACAATAGAACATTTGACTTATTAGTTAGAAGTTTTAATGATACTGACGCTAACCCTAATGTAGTAGAGAAATTCTCAAACATTACTTTAGATGTAAACGCAACAGGATTTATTGGTAGAAAAATTGGTACTTCTAACGGAGAATATCCGTTGAGGAGTAAGTATATTATGGTTGAGTTGTATGACGAAAACGACCCTAGTTTAGCAAGTAGAGTACCTGCAGGGTTTGAAGGAGTATTAAATAGAACATACATTGGAAGTAGAACTTCTATACCACCAAAAATTGAATATAAAACACAATACCCAACGTCTTTGACTACCGCACAATTAAGAAGAACTTATTTAGGTTTAAATTCTGAAATTGGTGTGGATCAAGACTTCTTTGATTACAAAGGTAAAAACGCAGTTAACAACGGTGTATATACAGGACAAACAGATGGTTTCCACTTAGACGTAAACGCAAATGGTGCGGAAGTTAATTTGGGGGATGATAGTTATGTTCCTACACTACAGGTTGGTGTATCTGCATTTACTAATGACGCTAGTTTAGTAGGTGGACCTTATGAGAAGTTATCAGCAAGAAAATTCACATTCACATCATTCGGTGGATGGGACGGATGGGATGAGTATAGACTACAAAGAACCAATACAGATAACTATACTAAAACAGGTTCTAAAGGTTCTATAGGATTATATAACGGAGCATTCTCAACATTTGTAACAACTGAAGGGGATCAAGGAATTACTTCTGACTACTACGCATACTTAAATGGTATTTACACTTACAACAATCCTGAAGCGGTTAACATTAATGTTTTCGCAACACCAGGTATTGATTTAAGAGATAATATTGGGTTAGTAGATAACGCAGTAGATATGGTAGAGATTGATAGAGCGGATTCACTTTATGTAATTACTACACCTGACACAGATGCAGATGGAGTAGCACTTACACCAGACGAAGCGGTAGACATTATAGAAGATTCGGCAATCGATTCTAACTACTCCGCCACATACTGGCCGTGGTTACAGATGAATGATACAGAAAATAACAGATATGTATGGTTACCACCTACAGTAGAGGTTATGAGAAACATCGCACTTACCGATAATGTGGCTTTCCCTTGGTTCGCAGCAGCAGGTTTAAATAGAGGTACAACAAACGCAATCAAAGCGAGAGTTAAACTGAAATTAGATGATAGAGATGACTTATACGAAGGAAGAATTAACCCAATGGCAACATTCTCAGATGTAGGAGTTGTAATCTTTGGTAATAAAACTCTACAAGTTAAAGAAACCGCACTTAACAGAATCAATGTTAGAAGATTGTTATTACAAGCGAGAAAACTTATTTCAGCGGTGTCAATCAGATTGTTATTCGAACAAAATGATGATGTTGTAAGAAATCAGTTCTTAAGTTTGGTTAACCCAATTTTGGATAACATTAGAAAAGAAAGAGGTTTAACAGACTTTAGAGTTGTATTGGATGACACACCAGAGTCTATTGATAGAAACGAACTTAATGGTAGAATTTTTATTAAACCAACAAGATCGTTAGAATTCATTTCAATTGAGTTCAACATCACTAATACTGGAGCATCTTTCGATGATATTTAAAAATAATAATTAAGGTGGGTGAAATATCCCACCTTTTAATTTTATATATTATGCACGATAGATATTTTGATGAAGAAATTTATATAAATTACGAAAAAAAAGTTAAATAAAATGAAAATTAGAAAAAACGGTAGAGTAATTAAATTAACTGAATCTGATTTACGTAGAATCACTAAAAGAGTATTAAATGAAGAACAAGATATTTCTGAATATATAAGATATGTTAATGTTATAGGTAGAAGTATTGCAAAGGAAATTAGTGGTGATGATCCTGCTATGTATAATGATTTAACCCCTAAAATAGAAAATTGGTTTATGAATAATATAAACAAAATATCTGATATGGGTGATGCGGCAACTGAGCACATATTAAAACAAAGTAAGTAATATGAAAAAGATAGTAAAAATTACAGAAAATGATTTAAGAATAATTGTAAAAAGAGTATTAAAGGAACAAATTCAACAAGCACCTCATCCATACGGTGGTTCTCCAAATAATACTAACCCAAATCCGATTGGTAATCAATCTGACATGATTACTATAGGTATTGGTGATAGGGAGATGAAATTTAACGCTAAAAGTGCTCTCACAACTGGTAGTGTGTTTTTATCAGCATTTGCGGGTTTATTGATTACGGCAGGAATTAGTAAAATGATAAACAAAAAAGATGTTAAACGTATTGCACGCGAAATTGACAGTCATTTAGAAAGTAATCTAAGTAAAGAAGATATAAGATGTTTAAAAAAGGAATTATCTAAGTTTGGGAAGGTAGAAAATTTAAATGACGAAAGAAACGCTAAAAAAGTGAGAAGTAGGATAGGTTATTGTCTAGCTAATTCAGAAAGTGGAATGACAGTGAATCAATTTTTCAATGAATTAGTGAAGATAATAGATAATTATGATTATAGTAAACAATTTAAGAAAAATTTAGATAAACGAAATAGAAAAAAATAATAAAGTTTACTTTTAAAACCCACAATGTGGGTTTTTTCATGCTTAAATAATATTTATAGTATATGAATATTAAACTTACAGAGTCACAATACAAATTATTAAAAGAATTTAAGAAAAAAGCGTATTCATTTGATTGGGATGATAATATATTGATTATGCCCACAAGAATACATTTAGAATATAATGTTAATAGTAATGATATTTCGGATTTAGGTAGTGAAGGTAATAAAATTTGGGTGCCTGTATCGGTATCTACAGAACAATTTAGAAGTGTTAGACATAAATTGGGGAGAGAGTTTAGATACCCAAACGGAGATATATTAAGTGCGTTCAAAGATTTTAGAGACTATGACTCATTTATTAAAGATACAAAAAGTGCATTAAATTATAGAAGTTACGGACCTAGTTTTAATAAGTTTAAAAAAGCTTTAATAAGTGGTAGTGACTTTTCTATTATTACTGCAAGATCCAATCCACCAAAAGCTATAAAAGAAGGTATAAAGGAAATAATTAGAGATATGAATTGGAGTGAACAAGAAGAGATGGAGAAAAATCTAAATGGTTTATCTATTGACGAATATTTAAATTTACAGGATTATCATCCAGTATCTTCAGAAGAATTTGCACAAAGATTCGGTTTAGAAAGTGTGGGGACAAGTCCCGAAGAAGGAAAGAAAATTGCGTTTAAAAGTTTTGTGGATAGAATTGTAAGTCAAATATCCAAAATTAAAGATGATGAAGAATTTGAGGGTATTAGTGTTGGTTTTAGTGACGATGATGAAGGTAATATAGAAGTTATAGAAGATTTAATTAGAGATGAATTAAAACGATTATACCCTGATATTACTTTTACTGTTTATGATACTTCAGACCCAAAAGATACAAAAAAGAAAAAAATAATAATTAAAAAATAATTTTTATATAATATTTGATATTTATAAATAAACTTAGGTAATTATGAAAATTAAAAAGAACGGAACGGTAATTAATCTGACGGAATCAGATTTAAAAAGAATAGTAAAAAATAGTTTACTTAAAGAAGATGATACTAATGTAGATTTTGGTTTAGAAAGATTAGAAAAAGATGAGGCAAATATCGAATCTTTAGAAAAAAGATTATCACTATTAGAAAAGGAAGTACATGGTAATATGGATGGTGAAAAATTTACAGATAGGTCTTTACAAGAACAAGTTGAGTGGTTGAGTAGTGGGATGAACGAATTAAGTAATACAGTTACTAGAATATTAAAACACATAAAATTATAGTTTTAAAATATTTTTTTTTTAAAAACTGAATATTTATATAATAAATAAGATAATAACTATAACAAAGAATTAAAAAAAGAAAAAAATGGCAGATTTATTAATGAGAATGCCTGTTCCTTACGAACCGTTAAGAAAGAATAGGTTTATTTTGAGATTCCCAGATGAATTAGGGATTCAAGAATGGTGGGTTTCTACAACATCTAGACCTAAATATACGAGTCAGGAAGTGGAAATTCCATTTTTAAATACATCTACTTATGTTGTTGGTAGATTTAATTGGGATTCTATTTCCGTAACATTTAGAGACCCTATCGGACCTTCCGCAACACAAGCGTTGATGGAATGGGTACGTTTACACTCAGAATCAGTAACAGGTAGACAAGGTTACGCTGCGGGATATAAGAAAGACGTAGAATTAGAAATGTTAGACCCAACTGGTGTTGTTGTTCAGAAGTGGATTTTACAAGGTACACAATTGAATGACGCAGATTTTGGAGGTTTGGATTATAACTCTTCTGATTTGGCAGACATTACATGTACACTTCGTTTCGACAGAGCAATCAACGTATTCTAAGAGATTAGAATATTTAAATTTATAAAAAAATCCTTATCATTGGTTTGATAGGGATTTTTTGTTATTTGTTAATATTTATATAAAAATGTCTTTATGAAAAAACTTAATACATTAAATGAAGAAATAAATAGAATGAAATCATTGTTCGGTGAAAGTCGTTTATATGGTAATTTGGTGGAACAAGAAGAAGATGATGTATGTAAATGGTTTAAACCAAAACAAAATGTTGCTATTGGAATTTTAGAAGAGTTAATTGGTACGGCAAATATAGGTAAAATCAATCCGTTTTTCAGTGAAGAAAAAAGGAAAAAAATTGAGGAGTTGTTAAAGGTACTTAAAGAAAGTAAAAAATCGATAGAAGAGATTAGTTGTAAAGATGGTATAGAAGTAATATGTAATCAAGAAAATAGAGAAAAAATTGATGGGGGAATAGAAATTATAGGGGAAAAAAAGGATGCTGATGACGCTAAAATGGTAAAAAATGAATTAGAAGAATTATTAACACTTTTAAATGAAATTAAACAAAAGTGTGTTGAGTATGATTCTACCAAAAAAAATAGTGAAGGAGGTGATAATAAACAAGAAGAACCCACAACCAAAGAAGTACCAACAGAACTAATGAATTGTAATGAGGTTGAAGAAACAGGGTGGGCTGGTAGAGGTATTCGGACCGTATGTGAAGAAGATAAGGCAACCTTAGTTTTTGAGGTGGATGAAGATGGAAATTATGATGGTTTAGAAAGAGGTTGGTATGTAAATGGTCAATTAAAAGAAGAAGGAAATTATAAAAATGGTAAAAAAGATGGTTTACATAGAAGATGGGATGAAAATGGTCAATTAAGATTTGAAGGTAATTATAAAGATGGAAAAGAAGATGGTTTATTTAGGAGTTGGTATGAAAATGGTGATCATCTGGATGATTCGTACTATATCAATGGTAATGAAGTTACTGCGGAAGTGTATGTGGAAAAAACAGGTGAAGACCCTAACAATACTACAGTGTTGGATGATGTTGTGATAACGACAACTAGAACAAACACAGAAACAAGTGAAAAAACTCCAGAAGAAAAAGACAAAAAAGGTAATGTTGAAGTTAAAGATGTAGATAAAAAACCAACAGGTTCTGGAGATATAATTGGAGTAAACTATAGAACTGGTAAGAAAACTATTGATGGTGTTCTTAAAAAAGTAAAAGATAAAGATGGGAAGACAACATTCATAATTAAAAATAGAAAGGTA